ACAAAGCCGTCCGCGGCTTAAAAGTCCGTGTCGAAGGTGACCGCCGTAAAACAGGCGTCATTCTGTTAGAGCAACGTGACGTGGCAGCTGCAGTATTTGAAGGTGCTGGTCGTGCTAACGCCAACAGCCTCGGTAATTCGCTAGGGCAGTTGTCACCCGGTCGTACCCGCATCCTTGGCCCATCGCTTTACAAACGCCAAGGTGAAGTCACCAAAGAGATGGAAAAAGCCGTGTTAGCGGTAATTGACCGTGTAAACAAGGAGTTGCGCTAATGGCTATCAGTATCCCCATCATTGCCGAATTCACAGGCAACGGTATTGAAAAAGCCCGCAAAGAGTTTGCCCAACTTGAGACAGCAGGCGAGAAAGCACAGTTCGCTATTAAGAAAGCCGCTATCCCAGCGACAGCGGCGTTGGCTGGTGTTGGGGCGGCATTGTTTGACGCCACCAAAGGCGCTATCGAGGATGCAGCAGCACAGGATCTATTAGCCAATAATTTGCGTAAGACTACGGGCGCTACTGATGCTCAGATTGCCGCCACGGAGGATTGGATTTCTACGCAGGGTCAGTTGTTGGGTGTTGCTGATGATCAGTTGCGTCCTGCGTTGGCGAAGTTGTCGAGAGCTACGGGTTCTGTCACTAAGGCGCAGGAATTAGCCACGCAGGCTATGGACATAGCCGCAGCCACGGGAAAGCCGTTAGAGAGCGTTGTGAGCGCTTTGGAGAAGGCGTACGGGGGCAACATGACCGCCCTTGGTCGTTTAGCGCCTGAGTACCGCCAACTAATTAAGGACGGCGCATCGTTTGAGGAGGTCATGGCCAAGTTGGGCGAGACCACGGGTGGTGCCGCCACGGAGGCGGCGAACACGGCGGCGGGTCAGTTTGGCCGTATGAAGGTGGCGCTCAATGAAACCAAGGAATCTGTCGGCGCGGCGTTGTTGCCTGCTATTGAGGCGATTTTGCCGTACCTCACCAAGTTCGCTACTTGGGCGTCAGAAAACCCTAAAGTCTTTCTGGGTATCGCTGGCGCTATTGCTGCCATCTCGGCCTCCATCATCGCATTGAACTTTGCTCTAGCCGCCAACCCCATTACCCTGATCGCTATCGGTATCGCTGCACTTGGCGCGGCGATAACAGCGGCCTATTTCAAGTTTGAAGGGTTCCGCAACATTGTCGATGCTTTGTTCGGCGCTATCAAGTTCTACATCAACAACGTCACCATTCCAGCGTTCCAACTAATGTTTACAGTTGTCAAAACAATCTTTAACGGCATCGCAGCTGCGTGGAACAACACGTTTGGCAAACTGTCATTCAAGATTCCCGGCTGGGTTCCTGGTGTCGGCGGCAAAGGCTTCGAAGTACCGAACATTCCAATGCTCGCTAACGGTGGCATTGTCACAGGCCCAACGCTCGCCATGATCGGCGAGGGCGGCGAATCCGAAGCCGTCATCCCACTATCACGCCTAGACCAAATGACCGGCGGTGGCGGCAATGTCACGATTCATGTCAGCGGGGGCGACCCTCAGGCCGTGGTGGACGCGCTGACGCGCAAAAGGCCGTACCAAAATTTCTGATCCATTGCGGGCGGGTACAGGCACTATTCGTGGTCGGCGTCCTGATTTGTTGCCGTCTATTCAGGTTGGCCAGACCGCCGTTCTTGTTATTCGTCCTAGCGGTATAAGTGGTTTAGGTTTTGCCTTTTCGTGGCGTGTCGCCGATTTACGAATTAACTACGGCGTCACCAGCGCTTATGATGAGTGGGAACTTGATATTGAGGACACGTTTGCGGTGTTAGGTCGTGGCGATTTCAGCGCGTCATGGTCGGCGGGCGCTGACGTATCCACCGCCATTAACAACCTTTTAGGGCAGTACAGCATCAGTTTGAGCGTTGCTATCGCTACAAAGTCAAAAGTGTCGGCTCAGACAATTACGAACGGTAACGGGCTTGAAGTGTTGTCACAGCTGGCTGTCACGGAGCAGGCAAGGTTTACAACCCAATCCCCTAGCGGGCCGAACTTCATTACTTTGTACGGTCGAGGCTGGCAAACACAATTAACGACGTATAGCGCGTCTGATGACGGCACCGGTACTAACCCGATTGTTTACAATGCGCTTGATTTTGCGGGTTTGGCTGATAATTACGCCAGCAAAGTCATTATTAATCCTGAGGGGTTGAGCCAGCAGACCGCTGGTAGCGGTAATTATTCCATTGCGTTGGCGTCTTATAGCCAATCTAATTCTGATGCGGCTAGTTTGGCGTCTTTCCTTGTGGGTGTTTACAGCCAGCAGTCGGGTCAGCCGTCACGGATGTCGTTGAAGTTGTCGGCCCAGAACTCCACTACAAAGAAAAATAATGCTATGTCGATTTGTGATCCGATGTCACAGGTCAGCGTCAAGTTCCGTGGGACGACTTATTTGGCGATTGTGGAGGGGTACACAATTACGGGTTCGGTGGATGATGTGTTGGTGTCGTGCAGTTTGTCGTCGCCGTCGTTTTATCCGCAGTTCATTTTGAATAGCGCCGAATTTGGCGTCTTGAATACTAATCGTTTGGGTTATTAGGAAAGTAAGGTTTAGGTATGAGTTTTCCATCTTTTGCTTCTGGTGAGGTTTTGACAGCTGCCGACATGAACGCTGTCGGGTTGTGGCTAGTCAAAACACAAACAATCGGAACTGGCGTAGCAAGCGTTACCGTCACGGGTGCGTTTTCAACCGATTACGACAACTACAGAGTGATTTACCAAATGGGTGACTCTTCAGCAACCGCGGAACTGCGCTTGACATTCAATAACTCGACGGGCACAACTTATTCCCACGGTGGTGTTTATGTGCAATACGGCAGCATTACCGTATTTGGCGAAACTGCTAACAACGTAAACACTGGTATCCGTGTTGGAAATACGAACGTTGATTTGTCAAGTTGCGTATTTGACATTTTCAGCCCGTTTTTGACCACACCTACACACGTCACCTCAAACCACGCAGACGCAACTTTTTGGTCTGTCAGAGGTGGCCGAGACAGTAACGTTGCATCGCAAACAGCGTTTACATTGACACCGGGTGGCGGCACATTGACTGGTGGCACAATTCGTGTTTACGGCTACAGGAACTAACTATGGCAAAACCAAAAATTCAAATTGACGACGAAGTGCGCGAAATGACGGACGAGGAATACCAAGCTCTGCTCGACACAGGCTGGACAGCAGAAGGCAACAATGAAACGCCTAGTGCTGATTCTTAGCCTCACCGCAGTGCTCGCCAGTTGCGGTGATCGAGTGCGCCACAACTGCGACACCACCAAAGCCGACGGACTACTAGAAAGGCGCTGCCAATGAAACCCGAAAACCGTTTAACAAACGAACAAATTAAAGCCCGACTCGTCTTTGTTGTCGCAGTCGGACTGACCTGCTCGTTCCTGTTCTCAGTCGCAGCAATGCTTTACGGCCTGCTATTCGTAGTACAACCCACAGAACAATCACCCAACGACGCTGAAGCATGGGGCGTCCTCTCCCCAATGCTTATGACCCTCTCAGGCGGTCTAATCGGACTACTCGCCGGCAACGGCCTTAAAGACAAACCGAAAGACCCACCAGCACCATGATTAGCTCCTCCGTCACAGTCGGCACCACACCTACCCTGCTCGCCGCAGCCGGTCTAGGCACCCGCACCGTTTACATCCACGTCATCGGCAACACGACTGTTTACATTGGCGGGGCGACCGTCACGACCGCTACAGGCACAGCAACAGAAAAGCACACCAGCCCGATTCCTATCAAAATTCGTGATGGGCAAACCTTGTACGGCATCGTGGCGTCCGCTACTGAAGATGTTCGAGTACTTAGAGAATCCTGATGCCTCGCCCATATCCGTATTATCCAGCGTTTGACGGCAAACGATCTAGCCCCGTTTTGACGTGGTTTGTTAGAGCCTGCAACCGCCGCTGGGGCTTCACCAACCTCGGCATTTATGTGAACCGCCCAATGCGCAACCCATACGCCAAAGGGGCGCTCTCAGTCCACGCCACAGGCTGGGCGTGTGATATTGGGTATCCAAGTACCAGAGCAGGCCGTAAAACCGCTCTAGAGGCGTGGGAATGGCTTCTCACATACACCGAAGAACTACGCATCGTAGAAATACACGATTACAAATTCGGCGAGTTCGGACGGGGCTACCGGTGCAGCCGAG